CTCACGGGCGGTGGTCAGTGCTGGCGTGATCGTCGCGCCACAGGAATCCGTACAGGAGGAACTCGTGGGAACCAACGACACCTCAATTTCCATAACCTGGAAGGAGAGGAGTGCGCTGTCGTTTCCCTGGTCTACGAAGTCGACCACCTACGGTAACACCGAAGAGTGGTTCAGCTTCAACCATTTTCCGTTGAATACTAAAACGGACGATGGGGGCCCCTGGATGCTTAGGCGCCAGTGGGACCGACCAACCTTCGCCACCATACACACCGGCAAATATGACGGACCGTGTACGGTACAGGCACCTGGGTCTTACTCGTTCCAAACGAGTGACCCAGTTCAGGCGACAAACGCTGAGCTCGACAGCAAAGGTACAACCGCTGTCGCGCGTAGCGCGCCGACCAACCCCGCGTTCTCCCTCTCCACTTCGCTTGCGGAGTTGGTGAGGGACGGGGTGCCTAGTGGAATTGGCTCCAGCCTTATTCGTGAACGGGCCCAAGTGGCCCGAGCAGCGGGTAAGGAATACCTGAACGTAGAGTTCGGGTGGAAGCCATTGCTCTCGGATGTCCGCGACTTTGCAAAGGTCGTGAAACATTCGCATGAGCTCTTGGAGGGCTACCGTAAAGGTAGCGACACCAAGATCCGGCGAGGATACGATTTCCCCACTGCAGATAAGACGGTTACATGGTCTGGGGGAGGTTTCGCCCAGACACCCGGCTTCTTCTACAGTGGTCCAGGGACCATCATGGAACGATCGTTTTCCCGCGCCTGGTTTCGTGGAGCATTTCGCTACCACATCCCGGCAGGGGACGATATCGTTAGCAAGTTCCAACGTTGGAGGAGCTACTCTGACCACCTTTTGGGGTGGCAGGTGACTCCCGAAACGCTCTGGAACATTGCACCCTGGTCTTGGGCCGCCGACTGGTGGGGCACGACTGGCGATGTTCTCGCCAACGTGTCCAACCTAGGTCGAGACGGCCTGGTGATGCAATACGGGTACTCGATGAGCCATCGGCTCAGAGAGCAACGGATGATCGCGACCTTATCGATCGCGGACATCCCAGACCCGACCGTCGGACGCTACAAACTCTTTGAGTTCAAGCAACGACGGGAAGCAACACCTTACGGATTCGGCATCAGTCCGCAAGCCCTCACGGGCAAGCAGCTGGCCGTACTAGGAGCACTCGGGTTATCGCACACCTGAGTTCCTAGTTTGCCCACTCGGCACAGAGACCGAGTGGTTCAGGGCTTTCCACAGCCCTACCCCACGACGCAGTAGATTGCTGCGCCCCCCCGGCTCATCACCGGGAATCAAGGAAGGACTGCCATCAATGGCATTTGCCGATCCTCAGACCGTGACGATCAATGCGGTCGCCCAGAGCATGCCTCGGACTTCGTCCGGGAACAACTCTGGTGCGTTCCGCACGGCGGACGGGCTGGTACAGCTCACCCTCTCGCATCGCTATGCGAAGGGTCGGGCCAACCGCCTCATCCGCCTCGATCATGCCAAGACCGCCGCGGACCCGTTTCTCGCGGGCACCAACGTGCGGTACAACGGCAGCGTGTGGCTCGTGACGGACTTCCCGTCCGACTACGGCTACACGCTGACCGAGGCAAAGCAGGTGGTCGACGGTTTCACCGCCTACCTCACTGCTTCATCTGGCGCCAACATCACCAAGCTTCTCGGTGGTGACAGCTGACCAAAGAGATCTCCAGGATTGATTACCCTGGTGAGCCCGAGGTCAAAGCCAGAACGGTCTCATGCTTACTCGTGTTGGCCACCGTCGCCCTTGTGGCGGTGGTGGCCCTCACGGGCATGACAGTTGTCCTAATCGAACTTCTGTCTGTGCATGAGTGAGGATTTGATGGCTGAGGAACGCTACCCCCCAGTAGGAGGGAACGTTGAAAAGCCTGATCGTCCTGTGGACTCAGCTGTCGAGCGAGCTCGGCAGCTGGTGTCACGTCAGCACCACTCTCGACTGTAAAAAGCTCGAGAGGCGTGTCGAACACGAAGGTGATCAGTTTCTTATGATCACCCTTCCCCAGTTCGATAAAGGGCTGTTAAAGGCCCTCGAACAAGGGAAGATTGAGCCCTGCCTCTTTCCAGGTTTTGCTTGGAGAGGTGGTCTCCCGCTATTTCTAGGGGGGTTCCTGGCTCGTGTGTTCGACCGTGGTACTGGACGGCTGCTCGATGAGCCGTGCATCGATTCCATCTTCGCCATCAGGCAGCTCTGCTGTCTGGCTGGGAAGATCCTCCGGCCGGTCAGTGATGACCGGCTCAGAGGCGCGATGCGCGACTACATTCGAGTAGATGAGGAAGTTGAAGCAAGTGACAAGGTAATTCTCTCTTCCCCCGAACTCCTCACGGAGTTCGAGAGAATGTCACTGCTCCTCTGGTCGGACGTCTTCACGGCTGTCGACGCCGAGGTGTACATGTCAATACACCAACGGCTCGACAGTCAGACGCTCCTACCGAGGCATGGTCCCGGGGCTACGGCCGACCGGCTTCTGGGAAACCAGAAGTACGATCAGGTCGAATGGCCCTGTCGACTGGACGACGTCTTTCCATACGGATCGACTGTCCTCCCATCGGCTTCTTATGAAAGAGAAGTCGACCATGTCAAGTTCCTGGAGCCTGATGCGGAAAGACCCGTGAGGGTCGTATCCGTACCTAAAACGCTCAAAACCCCAAGAATCATCGCGACTGAGCCAACCTGCATGCAGTTCACGCAGCAGGCCATTGCCCAGAGCTTGATTCAGAAGCTTGAAAGCAGGCGCCTCGGCAATAACACCCGAGACAACCTCGCTTACAGCTTCGTCGGATTCACTGACCAGGACCCAAACCGGGACATGGCCAGACAGGGGAGTCGTGACAAGACTCTCGCCACACTCGACATGAGTGAGGCATCCGATAGGGTTTCGAATCTGCATGTAGTCTCCTTGTTGTCGAGATGGCCGCACCTCGGTGCTGCCATCCAGGCAACTCGGTCGACCAAGGCAGATGTACAAGGTCATGGGATCAGATCCCTGGCCAAGTACGCGTCGATGGGCTCCGCGACCTGTTTCCCCATTGAGGCCATGGTGTTTTGCACCTTGGTTTTCATCGGGATTCAGAATTCGCTCAGCCGCCAGTTGACCCGGAATGATGTTAAGTCGTTCCGGGGCAAGGTGCGCATCTACGGGGATGACATCGTCGTCCCCGTAGAGCACGTCGATTCCGTGATCACCGCCCTAGAGTCCTTCGGGCTCAAGGTGAACAAAGACAAGTCTTTCTGGAACGGGAAGTTCCGAGAGTCTTGCGGTGGGGATTTCTATGACGGCAGACCGGTAATCCCGGTCCGTCTTCGTAGGGACCTTCCCACCTCACGGAAGCGCGCACGAGAAGTTGTCTCGGCTGTGTCTTTCCGGAACCAGCTTTACCTGGCTGGCTTCAGAGACACAGTCGACTGGCTTGATCGCAGGATTGGTGCCCTTCTGGGGCACTACCCTGAGATCTATCCACACCTGAGTGTGGAGGTAGGTAAGGATGGACACCTTACCCCCACCAGCGGCAACCTTCTAGGTCGTGTCACCCTGGCTCCTTCTTACGAGGGAACTAGGTGGCACCGCACATTGCACAAGCCCCTTGTCAAGGCTTACGCAGTGAGCGTCCGGATACCTCCGTCTCCATTGGAGGGTCCTGGGGCCCTGATGAAGTGGTACCTGAAGAAGGGTGATGAACCTTTCCAAGACCGCTTGCATCTCGAGCGTGCA